AAAAAAGAAGAATGAATTAGAAAAGGTACCAACTCCAACTGGTTTTAGAATAGTTTTATTTCCTTTAAAATTAGAAGGAAAAACAAAAGGTGGTATTCATTTAACAGATGAAACAATTCAAGAATCACAAATAACAACAAATATTTGTAAAGTTTTAAAAGTAGGATCTAGTGCCTACAAAGATAAAGAAAGGTTTCCTGATGGTCCTTGGTGTAAACAAGATGATTGGGTAATAATAACTCGTTATGCCGGGTCTCGTATTAAGATTGATGGCGGTGAGTTACGAATCGTAAACGACGATGAAATAATCGGAACGGTAGATGACCCTAGAGACATTTTACCCGCTAACATATTATAAACATGGAGAAGTCTATGCAACAAGTGCAATCAGAACAAGATAAAATGGTTCCAATTGATACGTCTGGAGAGTCTGTAGAAATAGAACTTAAAGACGATAAAGCTGTCGAAACAAAGGAAGAACCAAAAGAAGAAATTGTTGTTGAACAACAATCTACAGAAACAAAAAAAGAAAATGAATTAGATCAATATTCTGACTCAGTAAAAAAACGTATTGATAAGCTTACTAAGAAAATGCGTGAAGCTGAAAGAAGAGAACAAGCTGCAATTGAATTTGCAGAAAAAATGAAAAAACAAAACGAAGATTTTGAACAAAAAGTAAAAGATCTTGATACTGGTTATACAAATGAGTTTAAAGAGAGAGTTAATACTCAATCAGAAGTTATAAAAGATAACTTAAAAAGAGCTTTATCTTCAAAAGATAACGATGCTGTTGTAAAAGCACAAGAACAGTTAGCCCAAATTGCAATTGATCAACAAAGATTAAAAGAGGCTGAAAAACTTTTAGTTGAAAGAGAAAATGCTCCTAAAGAAACAAAAGAAGAAAAAGCTCCTCAACAAACATACAAAAGACCTGATCCTAGAGCAGAACAATGGGCTGAAGAAAATGAATGGTTTGGTAAAGATGAAGTAATGACTTACGCTGCTTTTGGTATACATAAAAGACTTGTTGAACAAGAAGGACTTGACCCAAAGTCAGAAGATTACTATAATAGTTTAGACTCTCGTATGAGAGAAGAGTTTCCTCAAAAATTTGGGGATAATACAAAGAGCAATCGTGTAGTTCAGACGGTTGCATCTGCTAATAGATCGACAAAATCTGGACGCCGCACTGTGAAACTCACACCCTCACAGGTAGCTATCGCAAAAAAACTTGGTGTGCCACTTGAAGAGTACGCAAAACACGTGAAGGAGGCGTAAATGACTACAAAAGGAATTAAAAACCTATCACGCAAACAAGAAACCCGTGAAAAGGATGCACGAAAGAGGGGATGGGTTCCTCCAAGTAACCTTGAAGCACCAGAGCCACCAGAAGGTTTTCACCACAGGTGGGTAAGGTCCGAATACCGTGGCATGACTGATGAAAAAAATATCATTGGTAGGCTACGAAGCGGATATGAGTTTGTGAAATCAGATGAATATCCCGATAGACTGGATTTACCATCTATCGCTGAAGGAAAATATAAAGGTGTCATAGGTATAGGCGGATTATTATTAATGCGTTGTCCTATTGAAGTTAAAGAAGACCGAGATGAATATTTTCGTAATCTTACAAATCAAAAGACAGATGCCATTGAAAATGATCTCCACAAAGAAGAGCATCCAGCTATGCCAATCCATCAGGAAAGGCAAAGCAGAGTAACTTTTGGAGGCAAAAAATCTTAATGAGTAAGATCATTATGTCTCTGAAAAATTTAGGAGACTACTATGGCTAACATAGATCAAGCATTCGGTCTTAGACCGATAGCTAAAGTTGGTT